GAACGGACAAGCAGAAGACATGGAGAAGAGAAACCAAACTACAGTTCGTATACTGAAGAACAGATTTAGTGGAGAGACTGGACCATGTTGTTGGTTACAATGGCATAAAGATAGTGGTCGCTTGACTGAGATATCTAACCCAAAATCTAAAGACAACGATGACTTCAAGGAGGTAAATGATGGATTCAAAGTTTGACACAGTAGTTCTAGATATAGAGACCGATAGTCTCAATGCCACCAAGATACATTGTATATGTATTCAAGACTATGCTACGGGAGAACAGAAAGATTTTATACAAGAGCAAGGATGCGAAGAGTTTAAACAATTTCACAATGATGAACGTAAGTATATTATGCATAATGGTATAAGCTTTGATGGCCCAGTATTAGAAAGACTACTAGGTATCACAATACCTTTGGAAAATATTATTGATACACTTCTTATATCTCAGATGATCAATGCGCATATAGATGGTGGTCATAGTTTAAAATCTTGGGGTAAGAAACTTACACGAGGTGGTAAGCTGGAGTTCAAAGACTTCGATCAATACTCAGAAGAGATGCTAAAGTATTGTCAACAAGATGTACATGTCACTCGTAAACTAATGCAACACCTAGCGCCAAAGATAACGAGGTTTAGTACAGAGAGTGTACGCATGGAACATCGCATCAGAAGAATCATAGACCAACAAGAGAAGAATGGATTCTATTTAAATGTAAACAAGGCACATGATTTGTTGGAAGAATTAAAAACAAAATCAGAAGATTTAAAGAAAGACTTACAAACTATATTCCCAACAATATATACACCACGATTTCATAAGACTACTGGTAAACCATTAAAGGATCATGTCGATGAGTTTAACCCTAGCTCTCGTAAGCAAGTAGCCGAGAGGTTACAAAAGAAATATAGTTGGGTGCCTAAAAAAACTACACCAACAGGACTACCAGTAATTGATGAGAAAGTTTTAAAAGAGTTGGAGTATCCAGAGGCTAAGATGATTGCTGAATATTTATTATATGAGAAACGTGTGTCACAAATTAAATCTTGGTTAAAGAATGTTAAAGATGATAGTCGAGTGCATGGCAGAGTTATCACACTTGGTTGTGTCACATCTCGTATGAGTCATTATGGTCCTAACATGGCCCAAGTCCCAGCAAGTTACTCGCCTTATGGTAAAGAATGTCGGTCACTGTGGACTATAGAAAACCCAGATAAATATTGTTTGGTTGGTTCTGATGCTAGTGGTCTAGAGTTACGATGCTTTGCGCATTACTTAGAGAACCCAAAGTTTACAGAGCAAGTGGTTGATGGAGATATACATACCTACAACCAGAACATTATAGGATTAAAAGACAGACCGACGGCAAAGACGTGGGTGTATGCTTTTATCTATGGAGCTGGCGATGCCAAGCTTGGCCAGATAGTCGGCGGCAATACAGAGGCTGGACTCGCTAGTCGTAAACGATTTATAAATAAAGTTAAAGGTATGAAGACACTGACAAACAATTTAATTAATTTATTACAACAACGAAAGCGCAAGTATGGAGAGTACCAATTGGTTGCGCTTGATAAAAGAATTCTACTTGCTCGATCTATTCACTCCAGTTTGAATACACTTATTCAAGGAGCGGGTGCAATTATATGTAAGCAATGGCTACTTAATATAATTGATGAGGTTGACAAGCAGAACGTGGATGCCAAGCCAGTGGCTAACGTCCATGATGAGGTACAGTTTGAAGTACGTAAGGAACAAGCTGTAGATTTTGGTAACATAACAAAGGAGGCAATGAAACGTGTAGAAAAACAATTTAACTTACGATGTCCACTAGATAGTGAGTATTCAATCGGCACGACTTGGAAAGAAACTCACTAACTGTTGACACCATTGGCAGTATGGTATACTGTCCAAGTGTTTCTTCGGAGACACTAACTTTTACAAACTTTTATATAAGGAGAAAACTATGCCAGTAATATCTGGAACTGCATACTGGGCGAAAGTCCACCAACCACACTTTGATCAGTACAATGAGCAAGGTATCTTTTCCATTGATGTAACAGTGGATGCAAAGACTAAGAAACAACTACAAGATTTGGGTCTTGGTCCTCGTATTAAAAACAAAAATGACGAGAGAAATGATTTCGTCACTATTAAAAGAAAGTACACTCGTAAGGATGGTACAAAGAACTCTGCACCTCGTGTTGTAGATTCTAAGAAAACACCTATTAGTTCTGATGTTTTAATCGGTAATGGTTCATTGGTTAATGTAGCCTTTGATACCTATGATTATAACGTCGGTGGTAATCAAGGTGTTGGCTCATCTTTGAAAGCTGTACAAGTAACGAAACTCGTAGAGTACAGTCCTTCTGAAAATTTAGATGAGTTTAGTGAAGAGTCTGGATACCAGGCTAAAACTAACGGCGCATCTAAAAATGAATTGGAAGACGATAAGCTTCCGTTCTAATGTCTAGTAAGAAAAGCATAGATACTCTTGTAAAAGATATTTACAAATTGTTTGATGAAGGTAACGATAGAAAACCAACACCACATGATTTAAATAAATTTGCAGAGAGTATGAAAGATGCTGTTCTTACTTACTTAACAGAAAAACAATCTGGTAGCCGAGGTATTCGTATGTCGAGCCTCGGTAAACCAGATCGTCAACTATGGTATGAGTTATATAAACCAGAATTAAGAGAACATATGCCAGCTCATGCACGAATTAAGTTTTTATATGGACATATGTTAGAGGCACTATTATTATTACTATCTAAAACGGCAGGTCATTCTGTTACTGATGAACAGAGAACTTTAAAACTTGACGGAGTAACTGGCCACCAAGATGCCGTGATAGATGGAGTCGTTGTTGACGTTAAGTCGGCATCACAATTTGGTTTTAGAAAATTTAGAGACAACGACATCACACCAGAGACTGATGCCTTTGGGTATCTTCATCAGATTGCTGCATATTCAGAGGCTAATAACAATGACAAGGTAGCCTTTCTTGCTATTGATAAACAGAGTGGAGCACTAGCACTGTGTCGTCCAAATAAATCTGATGTACCAAATGCACGAGAAAGAATTAAACATTTAAGAGTTGCGTTAAAAGACAAGAACAAACCACCACCAAGATGTTATGATGAAGAACCAGAGGGAACATCTGGTAACATGAAGTTAAGTGTAGGGTGTTCATACTGTGCATATAAAATTGACTGTTGGTCTGATGCAAACGATGGTCATGGTTTACGTAAGTTTATATATAGTAAAGGACCACGATGGTTAACCAAGGTGGTTAATGAGCCTAATGTTTCAGAAGATATTCCATGAGTGTGCTGCGCAAAGAAAAAGGATTTTACAGATCTATCTTTGAAGCTACTGTTTGTGGTAAGCTTGATGAAGATAAAGTTGACTTTGAATATGAAACCCTAGTCATACCTTATGTAGTCCCAGCGATTCGAAAAACATATACCCCAGATATTATATTATCAAACGGTATTATAATAGAACTCAAAGGACAACTAACAAAAGAAGATAGAGCCAAACATCTGTATATAAAACAACAGAGACCAGACTTGGATATTAGATTCGTACTACAGAATTCTAGAAATAAACTTTACAAAACTAGTAAAACAACTTATGGTGATTGGCTTAGTAACAATAATTTTATATGGGCAGATAGATTTGTACCAGTGGAATGGATAGATGAAAGACCAAAAGAAATCAATACAACAGACATATTCGTTAAACCCAAACCAAACCCGGATTGCTATAGACCCTACACTCGATACGATCACAGAGGTAAATAAAGAGGGCGAGAATGAGAGAGCACTATTCAGAGCCGTCATCTACCAAGCCTTACTTGATGCCAGTAATGAAAATGAAAACGTTTCTAAAGAATCTGTTCAAGTTAGGGAAGAAGCTGTACGATGGTTTAGTAAAAGTGTTGGTGTCACTGCTACTTGGTTTGTTGATGTTTGTGATCTTGCTGGCCTTAATTATCAGCAAGTTCGTTCTTTTGCTAGGAAACTTATTAATGACCCAGACAACACAGAGTTCCAAAGAAAGAGATTAAATGTTTTACTAAACATGACCCACAAAGAGGAGGCAAAATGACAGACGATTTAGTAAACAACCCACCCCACTATAAATATAATGACAAGGGTATTGAGTGTATCGAAGCCATCGAAGCTGCACTTACACCTGAAGAATATCGTGGCTACTTACGTGGTCAAGTTATGAAATACACGTGGAGGTGTAACTACAAGGGCAAGAGATTAGAAGACTTGCAAAAAGCTCGATGGTATTTAAATAGATATATTGAATTACTAGAAAAAGAATGATAGTATCTGAGGTTCCGATACTTGAAATAATCTGTTCACTGAGCGCATGTGTATCAGTTTATTTATATGGTAACGGATCACTGAAAGCACCATTGTTTGGTATTTGTTCACAGTTTTTTTGGTGGACATGGACGATACAAGAGGGTCTATACTTTATGATGATGCTCAACGTGGTTATGACATTAACACATATTAGAAACATAATTAAAATGAAAGGGAGACGATGACGACTTTACCAACTGTTTATCAACAATTTATTCACAAGTCTAGATATGCTAGATGGTTACCCACCGAAAAGAGAAGAGAAGAATGGCACGAAACTGTGTCTCGTTACTTTGATTTCTTTGAGAAACAAATAGAAAAGAATTGTATGTACAAGATAGATAAGAAAACAAGAGAGTATCTTGAGAATAAAGTTTTAAACTTAGAGGTTATGCCCTCTATGAGAGCACTGATGACAGCTGGTCCCGCCTTGGAAAAAGAAAACATAGCAGGGTATAATTGTTCTTACATACCCGTAGATCATCCCAAAGCTTTTGATGAAATACTTTACGTACTTATGTGTGGGACGGGAGTTGGTTTCAGTGTTGAAAAAAAATATACAGAACTTTTGCCTAGTGTGGCTGATGATTTCCACGATACAGAATCTGTGGTCGTGGTCAGAGATTCTAAACTTGGTTGGGCAAAAGCATTTCGGGAGGTCATTACATTATTGTATGCCGGGCAAATCCCCAGGTGGGATATTTCTAATGTGCGACCTTCAGGGGCACGACTTCACACTTTCGGCGGCCGCGCTTCGGGTCCTGCACCGCTCGTGGATCTCTTCAACTTTGCAAAAGAAACCTTTACTAAAGCGAAGGGCAGAAAGCTTACCTCGTTAGAGTGTCACGATCTTGTTTGTAAAGTAGGTGAGATTGTTGTGGTTGGTGGTGTCAGACGATCGGCTATGATTAGTTTATCTGATCTTAATGATAGAGATATGAGAGATGCTAAGTCTGGAGAGTGGTATAGAGTTGAGGCACAAAGAGCTTTATCAAATAACTCAGCTGTGTATGAAACAAAACCAGATAACATTGGTACATTTATGGAGGAGTGGTTAGCTCTATATAAATCGGGTAGTGGTGAACGTGGTATATTTAATAGACAAGCATCGAAGACAGTTGCTAGTAGAAACAAAAGACGTGACGAAGACTTTGAGTTTGGAACTAATCCGTGTTCAGAAATAATTCTTAGACCTTTTCAGTTTTGTAATCTATCTGAAGTTGTTGTTCGTGCAGACGATACCGATGAAAAATTACTTGATAAGGTTGAAGCTGCCACTATTCTTGGCACGATGCAGGCAACATTGACAAACTTTAAATACCTACGTCGTCAGTGGAAAGATACGACAGAAAAAGAAAGACTTCTTGGTGTATCATTGACAGGAATAATGGACCATCAAATATTAGCTGGAGATATCCATAACATAACTCGATTAACTAAACTGTTGGATGAGATGAAACAAAAAGCTGTTGAGGTTAATAAGATGTGGGCAAAACGATTTGGTATTAACCAAGCCACGGCTATTACTTGTGTCAAACCATCTGGTACGGTATCACAATTAGTTAATGCCGCATCAGGTATTCATGCTCGACATAATGAACATTATATTAGAAGAGTGAGAGGTGATAAGAAAGATCCACTAACACAATTTTTACAAACACAAAACATACCAACGGAAGATTGTGTTATGAAACCAGACTCAACGGCAGTATTTTCGTTTGTTGAGAAAGCACCGAGTCGTTGTATAACTCGTAATCAACGGTCAGCTATAGAGCAACTAGATCACTGGTTGATATATGCGCAGCACTGGTGTGAACACAAACCAAGTATAACTATATCGGTAAACGAAGACGAGTGGTTAGGTGTAGCTGATTGGTGTTGGACAAACTTTGATGATTTAAGTGGTGTATCTTTTTTACCTAACTTTGGACATGTATATCAACAAGCACCGTACGAAGATATTGACAACGATACCTATAATAAGTTAAAAAAGAATCAGCCAGATGAAATAAGCTGGGGTGATTTAGCACTACACGAACAAGATGATAACACTAAGTCCTCCCAAACTCTTGCTTGTAGTGCTGGGTCATGTGAGGTAGTTGATGTATAAAACTTTTGTAAC